GGGGTGGGTAAAAGAATCGGGGACAATACGCCCCTTCCATTTCTGCTCGTAACATCCCGTCCACACCGTCACCGGGATGACCTTCTTCACCACCCGCAGCGCCATTAGTAACCTTGAGGTTTGTAGGACTCCGCAAAGGGTAACGTCTGACGGAGCTTGGTGTATTCATCGCTCTCCAGAATCTGTGTCATGCCCCACACGGCTCGACGCTGACCCTCGGTGCCCGTCATGTGCGTATCGAAGTGAGAGCACCCGAATGGTGCGACGACATGGATGCTGCACTGGCCATCGTCGGTCAGGAACACACAGGCTTTCTTGCGTCGGTCAAACCGGGGCGTGATGGTACCGATCTGGTACTGGAGACCGGTCTTGGAGTCCTGCACCCGTGCGCCGGGTGACGCCCAGAACTTCTTCTTGACCTCGTCCAGCGACTGCTTCAGGTAGTCGGCAATTTTCTCCATCTGACCGGGCAAAATGTGTCCCGGTTGCCGCTTACAACACGACTTGCATTGGTCACAATCACAGACCGTTCTGGAGAACATGCCACTCCTTGGACCTACGACTCTATTCGATAGTCAAACGTTTGTCAAGTGCAATCAATTGCCATCGGCATTCTGAAAATGTGCGTAGCACCCAGACTTTATCTCCCGGCTTCACTCCCATGGCAGTTTATTCAAAACCCAAACCTTCGCACTACGGTCCCCGCCTTGGGTTTTCGTAGACTTCCCTAATTGCCACGCCCCCTGATGCTTCCACCTCTTTAATCCATAAATCTTTTCTAGCCACACCATACTAATCCAGTGTTCCGCGTTCTTGTCATGGGGCGTGAACGACCCTTCCGCAATCATGTACTTCATGACATCACGAGACCCCACCGCTCCATGCTTCAGCGCCAACTCCTTGGCCACGACTTTGGCTCGGGCGATCTCTTTACAATACACAGACTCCAGTTTCACCTTCGCTTCGGAAAAACTCTTGATCTTGTTTTTCTGGAGCTTTTTCTGGGCCTCTGGCGTAAATTCCAGCTTACCCCGCCGTGGCCCTGTCTTGACGATTAGACCCATTGAAGATCCGTGCTCTCTTCGACCTTGACGGGGCCGATGGCGGGGTCGGTCTGGTGAAACGTCATGGTATTGAAGTCCCATGCAATGGAGAACTGCCCCACCTCACCATTCCGACCCTTCATGATTTGCACCTTGCGTGCCTTCATCGTCTCGACGGACTCTTCTTGGAATAGCGAGAGTGCGATACTACTGATTTGCCCGATGGCGTCGGAGTACCCGATATCTTCCAAATCCCCGTGCTCCCCGGTATTCTTCTTCTGCTTCTTACTCGCCTCACGATTGAACTGCCACGAACAGAACGCCATCATCTCTTGGTCCGTGCAGTATCGCTTGATGAGTTCCACGTTCTCTGCCGCTCTCGTGAAGCGGTCCAGTCGGGTGTTGCGATGCCTGAGTAGATACGCCCCGTCGATGAAGACTACGGGGCACTCCAACATGTGTGCCATCGCAAACAGGTCTTCCACGTTGGTGGCAAGGTTCCCGTCGATGACATACATCTTGGCCTTCTCCGTGGCCATAATCTTCAGACCGGCGTAGAACTTCTGGAGCGTCTGGTTGCTGTAGGCTCCCATCTTCAACTGACTGATGTTCTGCTTGGTATACAGCGCCGTGATGCGTTGGGCGATGGGCAGGGTCATCATCTCCATGCTCACGTAGAGCACGTTCAGATGCTTCGTCATCCAGTTGTGCAGAGCCGTCCACAGGGTCAGCCACGTCTTGCCTACCGCTGGTCGCCCCACGAAGCTGATCACATCTCCCGGCATCACCCCACCGCTCTGGGTGTCCATGTAGGGCCACCCAAAGGCTCCACCCACGGTCTCCACGGTGTTGGCGTGGTGGTAGGCATTCAAGACGAGCTTCGGGGCGTCCTTGGCCACGTCCAAGATCCGCATCCGATATTTCTGCTCGATCACATCCCGAATGCCGTGCCGAAGCACTTCCACCGCCTGCTCATGGGCATTCTGATCGTCCTTGAGCACCGTCTGCGATTGCAGATTGGCGGTATTCAGTCGTTCGTAGCAGTACTGGTTCTCCAGCATCGCCACGTAGTAGCTGGATGGTTCCGGGGTATCCATCGACCCCACATCCGGAAAGTTAGCTTGCAGCGTCTCCACATGCGGAAGGGCATGATGCTGTTTCAGATGGTCCGTGACCCAATCGAACACCGGCTGTTCATACGCCTTGAACAGCACGGACGATAACTTGGCCTTTTGCCACCCGATGGGATTTTGTTCTTGACACAACCGCTTGACCGCTTTGATCCCCAACCCATAGGCCATTACTTCTCCACGATAAGAAATCGGCTCAGGAAGTCCGCGAATGGCGCACCATACACGTCGGCTGCGCCTTTCAGGTTCTCGATATACACCACCGTGGGCTTGCTCTTGGTGGCACGTTCCAACAACAGGTCGTACATCGCCTGCACCCGCCACGCAGGGACGTTCTTACTCATCGCCAACATATAGAGGTTCGGAATGAGCAAGACGGTGGGAGACGGCGTGACGTTCCCGTTCATCGTGCTCTCGATGAGCGTGTTCAGCGGAATCACACGGGCATCGACATAGTTCCTGACAAGGGCAGCAGCCATCGACTGGCACCGTGTGTCAGGCTTGGTCACACCGTGCAGCATCAGACCGGGGCATCCCTCTTTCTTGAAAGTCCAAAACTTCTTGACCCAATCCACCTCCGTGGGACCACAGTACTTGGTCATCGAGTCATACATGAAGTGACCCTGAATGCCAGCCGTGGTACACACCCGTTCGAAGTCCGCAATGATGCGGCTGTGTTCCTTCGCGTCCAGAATCCCGAGCGTCACAGTGATAGCTCCTTACGGAGTCTCCAGACCGTCCAACATCTCCGTCAACTCCTTCGACGTGAGCGTATGCGGCTGTTCGTCCGTGCCACCGGCAATTGATTGCACGGGGGGTGGCGGCTCCGACTGGGTAGACGGAGTCACAGGTGGCACTTGCAAATTCACGGCCACCGCGTGGTGCTTCAACAGGAACCCGATGTGCGGCTCCGAAGGCACCGTAAATAGCCCCGCTGCATTGCCTGCCAGATGGGCAAACGTCGCCCAGTGATCGATGACGTAGTCGATGGTCGCCTTGGTGGTCTCCACACTGCCCAAATACTTGGACAACTGCTTCAATTGCCCCGCTTCTTTCGCGGTGAGAGGATGCTGGAACGCTCCACTCTCCAGCGCCATCTTCGCCTTCCAGTGAGCACCCAAGCTACTACTTACTCCCATCTTCTGATTCTTCAGCACATCAGTAGCTTTCATACTCACTCCTTCTCCTTCTCCTACTTCTCCTACTACCTTCTTCCCTACCCCTGTTGCTCCCTGTTCTTGTTCTCCTCCTCCACTCGCGCTTGCGCCTGTTTTCTGATCATACTCTTTGTATGTACTCTCTGTATTAAGATTGGTGTCAGATGCCACCAATGGATTGGTGTCATGGGCCACCAATGGATTGGTGGGCTTCGATACCCTCAAGCCGACCATGATCGACTGTCCAGCCTCGGTGAGCCGGATAAATGGCGTCACTTTGCCCTTGAACAGCCCACGATCACACGTGATCAAACCCTTCCTCTTCAGCAGTGGCATGACCCGCTTGTACTGGTCCAGCGTGATGCCGGTTTCCTTGCACATGTCGGCCCGAGACTTCACCAAGCAATACTTCCCATGGCGTTTCACTCGGAGCCGCCCTGAGTGCCAATACATAATCTGGCTGAGTACGACAGCGGCGGTATGATCGACGCCGGTCTGTGAAATCAATGACGGCCACACCGCGATGGGATGCTGGGTCACTTCGACTCCTTCGAAATCAAGAAGATGCCCCCGAGTCCTCGACCGTTCGGGAGCCACACGGTATGGTGAGATGCCTGCCGAGAGGTGGCGAACCGGCTGGCATCACCCGAGACTACGCGACGTTCGACACCCGCTTGTGCAAGTAGCTGAACGCCTTGATCAGCGGCTTCGACGTCACCGTCGTGAAGCGGTCAATGAGTGCCTTCATCCGAGACTTCGGCTTGGCCTCGGTCGCTAACTGGTCCAGAATGCGTTCCAGACCCTGCGCCGAGACATGGCACCGCTCGTACCACTGACGGGACAAGAAATCCTGACCACCCATCTCACTCAAGTCACCGGTCGTCTTGTTCCAGAAGGCATACGTCGGGTAGAACTTGACGTTGTACCAGTCCTGACTGAACTGGCGCACCGCCACGATGCCCTTCTCGGACTTCACAGACGCCACGAGGTAGGTGCCTCGGGTGGACAACCCGTCCATGACCCTCAGCAACTCGATGCCCTTGATGGGGCTGTGCTGCCAGTCACTCCGAGCCACGATGGGCAGATCCAGCCGCACCCGGTGACCGTTCACACGGGGCGCGACCTTGTCCAGTTCCTCGTCTTCGGCCTCGTCTACCGCTTCGTCCACCGTCTGGTTCACGTCGTCATCAGTCACGTCGTCCAACTTCTTGGCCACCTTCTTGACCTTGGCCTTGATGGACGCACGAACCAGCGGAGCCAACCCCTTGGCCAACTCCTTGGCCTTCCGTTCAGTCAGTCCCAGCTTCAGGAGACGGGCTTCCAGCTTGCCTGTCACTGTGCCTGAGACCGTCTGCCGAGCCGCCGTGGGTGCCAAACCCTTGGCCAACTCTTTTGCTTTTCGCTGGGAAACCCCGAGCTTCCCGAGCTTTGCCAGCAGCCTATCTGCCAGCGACAGTTTCTGTGCCATCACTCCCCCTCTCCTAGTAAACAACCCAACTCGATGATGACCCGGTTGAGTCGGTTGATTTCTTTCTCCAACTCAGCCAGTTCTTTCTGCTTCTGGGCCAGACGTTCCTTCGCGGCTGCGTAATCCAAACGCGCCGTCTCCAACGCCAGCTTGTAAAAAGACTCGCCCTTCTCAACCATTGTGTGGTTACAGGACAGTCGCACGAAGCTGGTCATCCCTGCGATGTCCTGTTCCTTCCCACAATACTTGCAATGTGCTACTGCTTTCTCAGCCGTTGCTGTTGCCATAGGTTAGTTCAGCCAGTCCTTCCCTTCGTTCTCTTCATCCTCGTCCGGATCTTCCTTGTCGGGATCGTCATCCTCGTCCACCGGCTTCTGCACCTGAGACAACGCCGCTGCCTGCTGCTCCGGATCACTCAGGTTCGGGAACTCGATGACCGACTTGATAGAATCTTCCGGCGTCTCGATGCCGCAGACTATCCGACGAAGCTCCGTCTTGAGATCGGCAATCAGGCTAAAGCCTTCCGCCTGCACGGTCTCCGTGATCCACTCTTCCAACAGCGGCCAGACGTTGAGCTTCGTGGCGAACTTGTCCACTTCCTGTGGTCGCACAGGCGGCTGGAAGACGGGAACGGCAATCTTGTTGAGCCTGAATCCCTTGATCACTTCCCCAGACGTTGTCTGCGTGGCCGGGATCACGAACTTCGCGGACTCCCGGTAGGTCAGGTGCTTGTAGTTCTTCGGATTGGCCCCCTTGCCATGGACCACGAACCGCAGGATGAAGCAGCCCACGCCCTTCGGGTGAATGGCGTACTCCACGCTGATGCCCAAGAACTCGTTGGGTGGCGACACCCCTTCCGGCGTCACGCCCCCGCCACGGGTAGCAACGTCCGTATACGAACTGTGACTTCCACGATATCGAAGTAATTCACTCATCTCTACACTCCATTGTCAGGCCACCATTGACCCGTTTGAGTAGTGTAACACTGGGCGTTTCGTTTGTCAAGTGGGTCACTGCGGGTTCACTCCCATCTCAGTCAGGGCCACCGCAAGGTTCTGCTCCAGCGTCTTCATGTCATTGGGGTCATACCGGACAATCCGATCCGCCACCGCTAACAGTTTCGGTGGCACCTCCATGCCGTACGGCACTGGAAGGATGATCGTCTTGCCGGTCAACACACAATGGCCCAACTCGATCAGGAACTGAATGCGTGCCTCGTCCATCGGATGATTACCGACGACGCCCACATACACATGGGACGAATCGAGACTCCGCAATGCCTTCCTTGTTGCCTCTATCAATTCTTGTGGCATTCGCATGGTCATTTCTCCGGGTCCAGCCAACCGCTTTTCTTCACAAGCTCATAGACCAATACCCTCACTTCGGCGTGAGCATACGTGCCCTTGTCACCCTTGTCCAGTAAATCCCTAATCACCTTCTGCCGCTTCATCGGCAGGGCCGTTTTGCATACCGATTCGTATACTTTTGCTGCGAACTGCTTCGACGCCGACAGGGACAGCTTCTCCAAATGGAGCACCTTGTCCAGCCGCTCCGCTCGATACAACTCCTTCGGAATCGTCTCAAGGTTATTGGTCGTCATGATGGTCAAGACTCTGGACTGGTGTTCCTGCAACCACCACAACATCTGACTCAGGATGCGCTGAGTCGTCCCTTCATCCCCCTCGGTGGAGAACAACTTCTCGGCTTCGTCCAGCAACCAGACGCACGGAGCGTTCTGCTCGATGACATTCAGGTTCCGGGCAATACGGCTCTCGGACTCCCCGAGATACCGGTTCAGGCTGGTCGAGACATCCAGACGGAACAAAGGTACATCCCAGTGCTTCGCCAACACCCGTGCCGCCATGCTCTTACCGGTGCCTGCTTCACCCGCCAGCAACAGCCCTCGGGGCACCAGCACCTGTGGCGTGTTCACGTCGAGGAAGTACGGGTCGTTCAGCGTCAGCCACTCCTGTAGCTGAACTGGCCACTCGTAAAAGTCGTAGTCCGTGTCAAGCTGGGTCAGACCGGGGGTCTCCCCACCCAGCATCTGGCGGGTCTTCCGGACCTCCTGCGGTGCAATTGACTGCACTCGGGCCATGGTCAACTGCACCACTTCTTGGGCCGTTTTCAGTGAAAGACCCTTCAGTTGCTGGACAATGGCGTCCACTTGGTCCTTCTCAGCAAACTGATTCACATAGTCTCGATGGAACACCGTGGGCACCTGCAAAGTCCCGGTGTCATACACCAACATCGATGGCTTGTCCGGATTGATCACCGCACAACTGGCGGTGGACGCGCAGAGCTTCCGATACATGTCCACCGTCACCAGAGACATGTCTTCCGTAAACCACAGGTAACTATCGCCAATCGGAGCTTGCTTGGCGGTGGGCAGCGGCAATAAGTCCTTACCGCTCAGATACTTGAGCACACCCTTCACGTTGACCGGATCATCCGTGTGGATGCCGATGAACGGCAAATGCGCCTTGAATGCCACGTCGAACGTCAACACTTTAACTCGGCTCCTTCTTCGGCCAGACATAACCTTCAGTGAACTTCCACTCCGCGCAGATAGAGTCACCACTATCCGTGATGATCACGCGGACAGTCGTCCCCAACCGGGCACCAACTGAATTCGTGTAATGGGCAAAGACCCGTGAGGCTTCTTCCGCGTTCACAAATCGACGGACGTACTCATACGAACCGTCCGGAAAGAACTGGCACACGCTGAACGTTTCTTCCATTCACACTCCATTGCGGAAAAATCAGCACCTAATCTAGCATTTGCCGACCACCCTGTCAACCCCTCACTTGCGTTCACCCCTCCAGACCAGCAACACACCAATCCATGCCGCACTTGCCGCGTAATACAACACGGACGTGTCATACACCGTGCCGAGAATAGAACCGGCAAAGATCAAGACAATGCCGAACCACTGCAATTTGGTGGGCATGTGGTCTACTCAAACAACAGGTGGCCTCTGGAGAACAGATAGGACTCGGCTCTCCGCTTCTCCCACAGACGGCTTTGAACTTTACCGCCTGAATAGCAGAACACCGAGAATTCTGCCGCCGCGATCTGGAACATGTTCTTGTTGACAGCGGATACCAACACACTCTTTCCAAAGGACATGGATGGTGATACCGCGAGACCCGCTACTAAGTCCGACACCAGACACAGTAAAGCCTCTCGCTGGTAGGACTGCAATGGTCGAACGATGGTCCGAGCCAGTGTCCTCTCTGCCAGCCACAATTGATGCACCAGCACCGCGTCTGGTCGCTCTGATGGCGAGTAAAAGTACCGGGTCAGGGCCACACAGTTGGCCGGGGGCACGTATTCGTCTTCAACCGCTTCTACCCGAAGCATAATGCACTCCCGTTGCAATCAATTGCCAAACTACTCAATCCACGGGTTACTGGCTCCGTCACCCATCCACGCACCCACCTGAGTCGTTGACGGCGCTGACGGCTGACGATACAGTGTCTCCACCGCGACCTGAGACACCCGCCCCGGTGTGGCCGGAAGATGCAACGACTCCACCGCCACCTGTGACACCCACGCTCTGGCCACCGCCACTTGGAGCACTTCGACGGCATACTTACTGACTCTCGCCTCTGGCAGAATCGGTAACGTCAGAATCTCAACCGCATCCTGCGTAACTCGTGTATCAACTGGCGGGATGGTGCCTACCGCTGGAATAGAGATGGCTGAATACAACCACGGGGTGGAAATCGACAGGCCCCACGACATCACGACGGATGCCGCACCCGCTTCCCGACTCCCTGCTGAGTAATGGTCGTTACCTGTGGCGCTAATGGCCCAGTCTTGCGTCTGTCCTGCCCCCGGCGTATAGACTTGGCTGTTGGCGTTCTGACTCAGGAAATCGAGCACCAGATCGCCAACCGCACTAGGGATAGTCAGAGACGGCGCGGTAGACGTGGCGGCTGCGGTGGTCAGGTTCTTCGCAAACCCATCGAGGTCCACTCCCGACACGTTGCGTGCAGCGAGGGCCAACCACTCCGTGCTGCTCAGCAGCGTAGCGACGACGTTTGCCGTGCCTGCCGGTGGATTGGCGAGAAACCACCACTCCTGAGAGAACGCACTACCAGTCACACGCCCAATGCGTTCTAAGAGTATGCCTGCGTATGTGACTCTGGAGTATTCCTTAACGTTATCGGAAATAGACGCACACACGTACAACGGATCACCCGTTGACGTATGCGGCATCGACAACGATGCGGCACCGCTAGTCAGCCAGAGTTGTGACGTGGTTCCAACAACCGAAGGCATTAGCTCACCCGCTTGTAACCAAACTCAGCAGCATTGAACCCGGCCTCAGTCCACTGTGCTCCGGTCCCCGGATTCACCTGAGCCATCTGCGTGGCAAAGTTATACGCCACGGATGGAGCGAACGCGGCTCCCACATAATCTACGCCACTATGGCGTATGACGTGGGCTAACGTGCAGACTCCGGCATCCACCTTCCTCATGCTCAAATTGTGCTGCACGCCAAGCACCACACCACCCACCACAGGGGCATCCTGCGTGACGAACGTGTCCACCGCGCCGACTGTGTTGGTGGCGTTGTAGTCGGTATCTCCGTTCTCCTGTGCCTCATCCACCATCAGGGCATTGTCAGTTCCAGACAAAGGCGTCCATGCCGATGAAGCACCCTCTGCCGTAGGCACTCGGACATCACACCGACAGTCCCCCAAGAAGTCATTCCATGGTGCCGCCCCAGACCCGTCACACACCCACAAGTCATCGAAATCCCATTCACCCACAGCGGTATTGGCTGACGTAATGCCGCCAATCAGGAAGTCATCCCAACCAACCGTGGCGGCATTTCGCGTGTTCTGAGCCGTCAAAGACAACCATGACAGGCCATTCACCAAAAGGTCCACGGTTCCAACCGCAGGATCGATGAATACCTTAACTTGGATGTGATGGCTCACGCCAAATGTCATCACATTCGTAGTCGTCCCTAAAATGGTTGAGCCTCGTAGCACGCTAATCGAACCATTCGTATTGATTCGGAACCACACCTGATGGATACCGGCCACCCGCAAGGAGATCAGGCTGTTGGAATCATTGCCGTTTGGAGTGTAAGTCGTGCCTATCTTGAGTCCTGAAAAGGGCAACGTGACAGCCGTAAATGAAAACCCCGCGATGAACACGTTTCCACTAGCAGGCAACGCCTTGACCATCCACCGAGATACAGCAGAACCACCAGCGTTCCCCGTAGCATTCGCTCGATAGGCGTTGGAACCATGTCGTCCAGTGCCCACAGAGATGGTGGGTGGACCCTGCGTGCCGGGAACCTGCCACTTCTTGATGAAGTCTGCCGTGACGTAATGGTCAAATGAATCCATGAACAGCAGGGCCATATAGCTCCTTACGACGCTCTGGTGAAGCCAAACTGTGCCGCGTTGTATTCCGCTTCCGTCCATGCAAGTCCAGTGGCCGGGTTAGTCTGAAACAACGCCATCCGATACGAATACGTCCCACCGGGATTGATCACCGGCACTGGGTAGTTGGTTGAGCCAATACGAGCCACCGCCGCCAAATTACACAACCCAGCTTCTTCTTTGCGGGTAAACAGCGACACTTGAACCGCTGAGGGATCGGACCCGGCTACGGGTGAATCGGGCACGTCATACGTGTCCGTATGCCCCGGCGTCAATGACGACACGTAAGACGTATCATTGTCAGCCGGTATTTCCTTCACCATGTCGGCGTTATTGGTCCCTGACAGCGGTGCCCAATCCGACACGGCACCCTCTGCGGTAGGCATGCCCACTTCTACTCGGCAATCCCCGAGCAGATCGTTCCACGGGGCGGCTCCAGAGCCGTCACTGAGGTAGAAGTCATCGTAGTTCCATTCCTGCTGTGTGCCTGCTGACAGACGTTGACGACTATAAAACCCAGTCCATACTGCCGTGGCTCCCACCTGTGTCGTCACGCCAGTCAGATTCAGCGCAACACTCCCGTTGATCCTGATGACTACAGACCCAGCCGCTGCGGCTGCGATTACCACCTTCGTCTCGATATAGGCATACACGCCTTGCGTGACAGCAGTAATCGTCGTTCCGAGAGCCGTGCTACCACACAGCGCCGTGATCGTGCCGTCGCCGTTGATTCTGAACCAGACGTGGGACACGCCGATGTTCTGCACAGCAGAGATAACGCAGGCTGAGCCTTCCGACGTGGAACTTGGATTCAAGCCAAGAGCCGTCACGCATTTGAATGCAAATCCGGCAATGAACGTATTGCCAGACGTGACGAACTGCTTCTCCAGCACATGGCCGATACCGATCAACGTGCCGCGATGCGTTCGCATCTTCAGCCCGTAGGTACCACGGCGTCCCAACCCGGCCACGATGTCAGAGAAATCAGAGCTAGTGCCACCCGCGTACATCCATTTGCTCGTCAACTGAGCATAGTTGTAATGGTCAAAGCTATCAAAGAACAATAACGCCATGAAAATCTCCTACTCAGGTGGACTCGGACCTTCAGGCAATTCCGGAAATTCAGGTGGACTGGTAGAGAACAGCACCGGCAAGGTCTCTCTGAGTCTCAGATATAACGTCGCACGGGTAACCAGTGATGCTGAGGCCACTTTGAACTGAATCACATCCCACTTACTCACATGGTAGTCCCATGTTTCCACACCGGCTTCGGCTCTGGCTGCTGACTGCGCTCCCGACAGCACAATCGGAGCCGCCGCTGAAATCTTCCCGGCCACCGGATCGGGAATGGCTGGAGCGAAAGGAGGATCAGTGGAAGCCGCCCTCGATACTTCCACCGATATGGAACCAACTACGTCAGCAATGATGCTCCATCCGATAATATCCGCTTCGAAATCGATTTGGATGGCCCCCTTCACACCAATCGCACCATCGACCGTGCAACCGATCTTCCGAATGGCTCCTTCCAGCGCGATCCCGGCTTCATACACCAGCCCGATGGCTTGGTCGGCATTGGCCTTGGCTTCAGCCGCCATCGCTTCCGTGGCTTCCAAGCGGTCATCGAGCGTTCGATAGATGCCGCTCTCAGTCGGGGACGATACCTCGGCCAATGCCGTGCTCTCCCGTGCCGCCGTAGACTCAGCCGCATCAAAGAGGCACTGCGCGATCCGGATGGGCTGTCCGTCAAAGTGACCCCCGGCGTATTCCACCGAGTAGGCGGCTCCAGACCCCAGCACACTACTGAATTGTGGAAGACCCGTACTGCTCACCGTGATGTAATACGTGCCCGGTGTCTGCCCCGAAAAGTTCAGTGTCACGATATTCAGTGACTGCACCGGGGTCTGAGTTTCCGCGATATAAAACCCACCGGGGGCCACGTTCACCGTAGAACTGCCCTGCGTCGGAAAGTAACTATCGGGACCAATCAACGTATCCGCATCATTGAACAGGGCATTCCAAAATGCTCCGACAGTGACCTCGTTGACGCCTTGCGCTCCACCGGCCTGCGACTGCAACGCATCAATGGCGGCTTTGATGGCCGACACATTAGCGTTCAACTTCGCAATGTAATCGGTGTCTCCGCTGGCGAATGTCCGTAACGTAATAGCCATGCTGGCTCCTACACAATCGAAACCAAGACGCCGCCTTCAAAAATCGCACTGGCTCCGAAAGGCAACGATCCGAACGGGTGAATATCTGGGTGCGTCTCACCCATCTCTGCCAGCGTCAACAACCGTGTCATGATCGACAAGTCAATCACGGGACCGATGAGCATCGTGCCCAAGTCCACCGGGTACATGATGTAAGTACCCGGTCGTTCCTGTGAGAACCCAGTAATCTGCCAGTTACCACTGGCACTCCGCTCGACCACCACCGCCGCGCCAACATCAGCGTAGAGCAAATCCGCATTGTTCCGCGCAATCTGCACATTCCTCAATGTGGTATCGACGTGCCCCGGTAACGAGTCATCAAGCTGCCAATCTTCAGGCCGCTGACCCGGTATGCCGGTGATGATATCGTCTTCGGGTTCGCCCTCACCATCGTCATCTTTCTTGCTGTTCAGGTACTGCTTGATTCTCCCCGTGGGATCACGTTCACTGATTTGAACATCACACGCCCAAATGTCCGTCATGCCGTCAGAGATGAGTCGCGTAGGCCGCGTCATCGTAATCCCAAACAGCTTCCGAACGTGCCGTTTGACTTCTGCTGAGGCTAGGTCAGTGAGGACGGGCATAATTACCTCGGTGTCCCCGTATCAGGCCACGTCACCGGATAGGCCAACGACGTACGCTCCTGAATGTTGTTGGGACCATATCGAGCCACACCACTCACCATGAATCCATACACTTCACCCGGCTGCACCGTGAAATCCTTCAGCGGCTTCGCAATGGCTCCCGTCTCCATCAGGTTCTCGCGGAACTTGGTTTTCTGGTTCTGGAGCATCCACTCCCACGTTCCGGCATACCACTGGCCATCGCGGTAGACGAAGATCCATGCGTTGCCTGCGCCACCGTCCGGATTCAACGGCCAATTTGATGTGCCCTGCTGTTCCAACGTGATGGAGCCTTCACGTGGGAAATGCACTTCCAGCGGATACGTCTCAGGCCACCCAGAAATGTCATGGTCAATCCAGTGGACCTGACTCAAACTGGTCAACGGCTCCGTGGGTGGATTCGGTTTGTGCCCAATGCCCTTGTTACCGGGGGCTGGCGTGCCACCACCACCCGGTGAAGGCGCACTGCCCCCACCACCGGGGGCTGTCGCAATCTCGGGTGGATTGATCGTCGCGCCAATGAAACCGGTTCCACGCACCACCGCCGTCACTGGAATCAAGAACCCCTTGACCTCCAACGTGGCTTCACTGCCACGCTCCAGACTCCGCGTGTAATCCTCGACATACAACTGACTGCCGTCATCGAATTGTAGAATGTCCCCGAATTCAATCCGGGGGTCATCCACAATCGTGGCCGACCACTTGTTGGCGGCTCGTGCCTGATAGATCAACTCTCGGATCGCCGTGGCCTTGGCGTGCTCCTCGTTGACCATGAAGTCCGATTCAATATCTTCGACGTTATCTACCCAGATGGGCACTGAGCTATCGAAGGCTTCCGACACGTTCCGTGCGTGGACCCAATCGTAGGGCGTGCCCCAGATTTCATAGGTGCCCGTGCCGATGGTCATCGCCAGTAGCATCCACGAGTACATCGCTACGGATTCAAGCAAAGAGCTTTTTGGTCTCGTAGTCAGGGTAGGATTTGTTGCTGGATTGAGAGTGATCACACCAACCACCTCACTGAAACCAATCCCCCCCGCTTCTAAATGTGTAGGAGCTTTCAGGTCAGGAACGTCCAGCCTCCCCGCTACGAAATCACTTCTCGTTTTTATCTTCAGAATGATCGTCGTCAGTGCCGCCAGCATCGCCAAAATACTGTGGTAACTCACAAACGACAATTTTCCTTTATTTTCCTCCTGCTGTATCCACTCTTCCCTCACTAAGTCGATACCGATGGTCTTTGGGTATTGATTGACGCTGGAACTCGTCTCCGTATTGATGTAGGTGTTCTCGGCCCGTTGGGTATGGTCCTCCGAGAACCACACGGTCTTTTTCCAGTAGGGAATAAACCACCCCAGCGTGATCGTGACGGGTGAACCCAACATTCGCCCTTGTCTCTTTTCCTTCTTCAACGTCGGGTTCAACCAGAGCACACGCACACGAGACTTCGGGGGCCGTTGACGTTGCCCACCCACCTTGATCAACCGTTCGTCTCTCAACACCACATCAGGACGACGCCCTTGCAGATTGCGGTCGGCGGCTCTCAACCTCCCCAGACCGTCCATGTAAGGCGTCCAGCCCAGTGCCATGAACACTTGGGTCACCATGTCCCACGCATTCATGTCGGCAAGCTGCGTGTTCGTGTGCGCCGTCGTGTATGAGCTTCGTGGTAGAACGATTTCATCGCCCTTCATCTCCGCAGAACGGGCGACTCGTTGAGCAATGTAAGTCAAATCCGTCAACTGTGGAAACAACGGGGTCAGTCGATTCGTCTTCCGCCAAATGTCTTGCTGGTCTCGACTTTTGGCAATCAATTGCATTGAACGTTCGCCACGGCTCAACGTGTACCCGTTCAGGGCGTCCACGATACCCAGCCAGCACGTCTTCCACTCACCACGCTGCTGTAGCTGAATCTCCAACACCTGATTCGGGGCTGGCTGTGCGGCCCCAAACAACTCACGGCGGAACTTGAGCGTAATGTTGACGTCAAAGGCCGTCTGCGACCCTTGCGTAACAAACTCTGACAGGTCTACCGAATCATCAGACCCCGGATCAAGACCACGCCGTATCTCCCAGATGGAAGCAGTCGGGTGCAGGATCACCCGAAAGTCTCGCTTACTATCCATCGGACAGGGATTCCAGCGGTAGTCCATTTACAGTCGCCCCACCAATCGCAAGGTCAACACCACAGGAGCCGTCACCCAGCCATCTGGTCCACGTAGGTCACGATAGTTCACCACGTCATCGAGCGCGATACCCTGACTTCCAGCCGTCAGGTTCACAATCAACGCCTTGAACGCTACTCTCGTGATGTAAGTCGGGTACCACTCCACATAGGCTTCTTCAGGGTCATGTTGAGTGGTCCAGAAAGACAATAGCATGCGAAGCTGCTCGATGGGCATCGAGATTCCACCCGGTGCCGTCCATCGCTCTTCGACCACCACATCACGCAAATTACCCGGCCACAGCACGTTCGCAGCCCCTGTCAGCGTTCGACTCGACGCCCAGACCGGCGAGATGATCGCATCGGCATCGATGTTCGTCCATTGATCAGGCTTGACTTCATAGTCATACCGACCCAACGACGGATGAACGAGCCGACCTTTCCCCGTTTCCACTGGAAACGTCGGGAAGATTTCTTCTGGCAACGGTAACAATTCTTCTGACAGCCCCGCCACGCCAAACTGACCCATGCTCGTCATCAGGATGGAGCCAGACGGCGGAATAGGAACATTGCTTTCCCTAACAAATAACCCACCCCCACCGACACTGGTGGGTGGCGGGAGTCCCGGCACGAAGGGTAGAGGTGTACTCGCCACCACCACACGTGGTTCGGACAGGTCAATATCCCGCACCACGATATCTTCAGGTCGCTCTCCAGCCGTGACTGAATACACCACCCGGATCACGTTCGGGGCATACAGCATCAGGTCAGGCTGGAACGCATTGCCCACCGCCACGACATATCCTGAATCCGATGCGACCGGATGCAGGACCGTATCCTCACCGACGTTGTACAGACACCACCACCCATTAGGGGTGTCCAGCATGCGAAGCCAGTAGATGGGTATGGACCTCGGGTTCGGCTTCGGCACACCATCCGTGACCTTGGGCGCACCACCTTCAATCCATGCCGCCCGTCGTGAACCGAGCAGATGAATGGACCCAGCATCTCCCCCGGTCAACAACCACGTCGCCCCGGCCATCTCATGCACATCCCAATTGCCTATCCCCTGATAGCTCCTCTTGATCGCAATCGAACCGTCTGGGCCAACGCTCGTGACAGAAAGACCCGCGTTCGGCAACAACTTGCCCGTCGAAGTGAACACACCGTAAGCAGGATTGCCACCAAGCCACGCGGCCCACACATTGGACCTTGCACTCAGGTCATTGGCCCCTCGGGATGAGATCATCACTTCTGAATTCAGGCGCACGTCCCACGCATAAATCCCACACACGCCTCCGGGGCAATGCTGACCAATCACCGTGTCGTCATTCAACCAGTGAGCACCTCCGCCCACTGGCCAAATCACCGTGCCTACGCCGGATGCGGACCCCCACGACACACCAATACTGCCGATACCCGCGCACCATTCGCCGTACTTGTTCAGGTAAGGCATTACACCGGCTCCACGATCTTGAACTGCAACGTCACGGGGTCGGTCACCCAGCCAATCGGATTGCCGTCAATGTCTTTGTAGTTGATGACGTCATCGAACGTCATACCCTGTCCACCCACGGTGAGATTCACCGGCAGGACTTTCCATGCCTTGTCGGTCACGTAGTTCGGTCGCCACTGCACGTAGCCCACATCGGGGTCCAGCGGCATCGTCCAGATGGCGATCAACATCCTCAACTGGGTGATAGGCATCGCCAGACCACCCAGCGACTTCCACCGCTCCTCCACCATGACATCTTTCAGCAGTCCCTGCCACAGCGCATTGGCCGTACTCGTCAAGCCACGAGAAGACGCCCACATCGGCGGAATGATGATGTCCTGATCCAGATTCACCCACTCATCCGGTTTGGCTTCGTAGTCAAACGACCCCAGAATCGGATGCACGATGCGTCCCTGCCCACGAGTCAAGTAGACCGCAGGCTTCACATTGATGGAATAAGAGACAATGGTCTCTGGAGCTTCTACAATGTCAAACGTCCCTTCACTTTCCAGCGTTCTCACACCGGGAACGTGACCGAATCCACCAAACCCACGCCACAGGTCTTCCACCGCCACCGCTGGACCCGATGGCGGGGCTGGTTCCGCCACAGCAGGCCCAGTGCTCAACACCGGCCAGTTAGACAGCGACGATAGATACGACTGTTGGTCGCCATTCCACGCCACAAGCAGAGAACTGTTGTCTTTCTGTTGCTTCGGACAGTGGTAATACGGACTCGTGGAATTCGTCACGAGATACCACGTCCCGTTCGGGGCTTTGGCGATGCACCGGTCGTTGTAGTCCCCACCCTGCTGTCCGAAGAGCCACGTACCCGCCTGCGTCCATTTCACAAGGCGATAGCCGTCTACCGTGATGGGCTTACCACGGTCCTGCCAGACAGGCGTATACCCCGCAGGACCACCCGCTGTGAAGTTCGCAATCCCTTCAATGTCATTCGTGCCTGATGGAAATGGCCCAAGGAGTTCACCATTCTTCCAGACCCAGTACACAGAACGATCCCCGCCTTCACCACCCTGATACCACCCACCATCAGGAGCAAACCGACCCGCATAGGCCCCACGCCACGTAATCCCTGTAGGACGCACCGGCTGTTGGCCGGGAGACATGATGAACCACGTCCCGAAGGACTCAGGCACATCAGGGTCTTCAGCAGACCCAAACCCCACGATGTTGTTGAACATGTCGGGTTCAATGGGCGTCACATGGATTTCGTACGGAGCAATAGTCACCGCGCCCGAGTATTGGACCGTGTGGCCGATACTATCGAACTTCAGACCCTTATCATTGCAAGCGCGATGATGTATGGCCATAAATCCTACGGAACGGCTGGATACACCCACGAATCAAGCACGTCATTAGCCACACGGGGCGCACGATCCTTGGCCACCCACTGAATCGTGTTGGCCACGATCACCGCGCCTTCCTGCGTGGTGCCGTCATCGTTCTTGAAACACACCGAGTCAAGCGACCCACCACCGGGTAAGTATCGGCTATACCCCGGTTTCCTCAAGTAATGTCCGAACCGTGCGTCCACATCGTGCATTGCCTGAACCGCCGCCGCTGTGAAGGCACCTCGACCGTCAGACTGACGCATGTCGTACTCTTCACCCTGCGTGAACTTCCACGACTTGGTGGTCAAGACCTGATCCAAGATGTACTTCATGTTCGGCATCTCGTTCGGGCCATACACACCAGCCCCACTCCCCGGATCGGGTTGCCCCGGCTGCTGAGGTGTCTGAAATGTGGGTGGTTTCGGTGGAATGCCGGGAATATCCTCCGGGTCCGGTCCATAGATGATGGCCGTCGCAATCACCCGAATCTGCCACTGCGGCAACCCCGGTAAATTGATGTTGAGATTGGGGAGCGTAGGCGTAACCGGTGTGCCACCGCCACCCACTATCTCTCCGCTGCCATCGAGCGCATGAAACAGCGTGACTTCTACGCCGGGGAACGTGATGCCAGCCACCGGCTGGTTATTACGCAGCACGAAGCTGGGTCCGATGGGCGTGTATTCCTCCCATGCGATATACGTCTTATGCGTCTGCGTATTAACCAGTAGAATCCAACCCCGCGAGTCGGTCTCCATCCCGATGACCCAATCACCGAGCGTGACACACCGGGTCAGTGAATGTCCCTCCAGCACCTTCCGACCCACTTGATCGGTCCACGCAGGCAATCCGGAATCGAAAATCTGGGTCCACCCCTGTCCCGAGATGTAGTCACCGGTCTGGTCTATCGGAACGGGCTTCTCGACGCCACCCACTTTGTAGGCACTGATGGCATGAATCCAGTATTCGACGCCAGTCAACGGGTGGAAACCTACGTCATACGTACCGACCGCTGAGTCCACATCTTCAATCTGAGGCACGCCTTCCAAGGGCACACGATGCACACGATACGTGCGGTCGTTGTTACCTCGCACCAACGCTTTCATACCATCCGGACTGATGGCAATCGCGTTCGTATGCGTGGGCATGACAATCGTCACGTCCGGATCACCACTGAAGATGATGTGCGGGTCATCCGGAGCAATCGACCCCTTCACGTTGCCCGTAGGCCCGACTGCGATGTACTTGGGAGCCATTATGCAGCCGGGAAATGCGTCCAGTCAGCCGACGCTTCTTTCATTCTCTGAACCGCTGTTGCAATTGATTGCCAGAAGTCCACACCGTCCACCAGCACTTCACCGTGAAACCGAGCTTTAGAAAACAGCCAGATTGACCCAACGTGGAACTCACGCGCCAAATCCCACATCCCGCCCAGCATGTCGAGCACCTTCTGTTCCGTCAGAGCGTAATCTCCGGGGCCTCGATACTGACAGTAAGCCGCGCAGGCAAGGTCCATCGGCACGTGAGCATTCGCACACGCATTCATGTTGGCCCGTACGATTTGTAAACTGGTCGAGACTGCGGCTCCCTCAGTCGGGTAGGCAAAAATGAGTGCCCGTGTACCACTCGGCACGTCATCGGGATCGAGTCCATACCCGTCCTTGTAAATCTCAACGGGCCACCCCAGTTCATCCGACACATCCATGGACGGAGCCAAGTTCTCCGGGTCTCTGGTGTCAAAGAAAATCGCTCTGACGTTAGCCGATGGCGTCTCCGTGTAGTCCATGATGCGTGGACCCACCATGTCATCGAACATCCCGATGCCAATTTGCTGCGTAGTGGGTGTGAAGTACGGAATGATAGGGCCGGGACCGGCTGGTGGCGGTGGCAGATTGTAGTCGAGGTCGTAGCCGTAACCATACACGTCGTACTGCGAACACAGCACTTGAACCAGTGTGTTCCCCACGTGGTCAGACACAGGCGTGCCCATCAGCATGCCCGAGCCTTGCACCGTGACACTCAGATTGTATCCACCCACTCCCTCATTCATGTCACCAACGGCCTGCACCAGCACCGGAATCTGACGACCCTGTCTCGGAGCCTTCAGCGGAATCGGCGTGGTCAGGCGCACAGGGATCGGCACCTGCCGGAATCCACGAATGTATGAAGTCGAAGCCCCAGTAATGGGGTCGTTCGGAAGTTCTTGGGCGACGAGAATTCGGCGGTAGAGTGAATCCCACGCAATGGTGGCCCCACCCCACGCATCCCCATCTTTCGCGCCTGTCAGGGTCGGGATCTTCACCGCTCCCATGATTTCGCCGCGCATGTAATCCACCAAGACCAGCGTCTGGTCGGTGAGCATCACATAGCACCGCTGGTTATCTTCCAGACAGATAGACTTGATGCCCTGTGGCATCTGGATCGAATAGAGAAATTCCCCGGTGGTCCATCGGAACACCGACAACAACCCGGTGGATTTTCCACTCAGAAACAAGTCCCCGGAGTCATTCGAAAGAGAACGTGGCGTGTCATCAATAGCACAGGCCCCAAACCCTGAAATGTTGAACCGGTCATCCGAAATGACTTCAGTCCCATACCCCCACGAATCGCCTCTCCCCTCTGGCTCGTCTCCCACCGACGCTGTAGCCGTCACGCCTAAGATCAGTTCACGCATCGAACTGCCATACAGATGGATGGCATACATCCGTCCTAGACGGGACGTCACCAGACTTGCAAACACGAGGTACTGAAAAAGAGGAGCAGACCGTGGATACATGCGCTTGATGAACGCCCCGGTCTTTCCATCAAATCGCCACAGTGCGTTTCCAGCCGGGTGGTATGACCTCTGGTGCATATTGGCGAACAAATACACACTGCACGGGCTATAGGGCGTCCCATACTTACCGGTTTTTATGTCCGTTGCGTGTTGCACCGACATGCCAATAAACCACGCCAGACTCTCCACGTAGGGGGGCTTATTTGGCTTGTAATACACGCCAAGGATGGTGGGGTCATCGTATTCACCTAGCACCCGATAGGGGATAGGGGCTGTCCGATACACTTCCATTAACATGCGACCCTCGCCAGCACTTTCGACTCACCGGTCTCACCCACCAGATACTGCACACGGGCAAAGGCATACCCGTCCGCATCGGTCTTCGTCTGGTAATCCAGTAGCAGACCTTTTCCCTCCACCAGCCAACTCACAAACTCGCCTTCGGCGGGATCGTCCTGATCACCCAACAGCCGTGTGCGATACGTGACGACTTGCCCTGACTTGGGCACTCCGTCATGCACCTCCACGGGAAGTAACTGAGTCGGATTGACTTCGAACGACCAAATCTTCAGGAACAGTTGCCACGGTTCATCAGGCGGTGATGCCTCCACGTTGTGCCCCGAGACCAGCACATTGAACTCAGGGACATATACCAGTCCCTCACACTCCATGCCAATGTTGTAGACCGGGGACACGATCTTTCTCGTCTCTGTGTCGTAAAAACACCCGGCCCCATTTCCCAGCACCGTGCCGGGGCACCAGATGTCCTTGTCTGACCGACCGGGACGCACTGTAGGATTCGTGACGGGTAACGTGTCCGACTCTGCGACTTGGGTTTCGTTCACATCACCGAACATGATGTGGTAAACCTTGTTCAAATTGATGAACACCCGTCGATCCAGTAATTTCACGTAGGACGAGCCGATACCGTCCTCCATGTGGTCATCAGGATGCGTTTGCTGTTCAGCAAACACCTTGGGTTCGAACATTCTTTCGTAGCCACCGCTCATCCAGAGCATTCGTTGCCGCGACGGCCACCAACTCCACGTGCGATTGGTGCTCATACGTTTGCGGCAGACGCCATCCAACGTCACGACATGCACGCCCGACGATGAGTACTCAGCAAAATGCCCTGAGCACAACAGCCCGACACCCGGATACCAATACCGCACCGTCATGTCCACCGGCATGTTGCCGCTGACGTCAATGAACGGGAAAGTGGCGAGAAGTCGGAGCGCCATTAGAGTACGTAAGCTGCACCAATCACAATGGTTTCTACAAACCCCTGAGCATCCACCCGGCACGAGCACCGACCGAGCTTATCCGTAAACGTCGTAAACGGTGTCAGGGTCGCATGCCCTTCCAGAAGTCGCCAATCAATGCTTTTATGAGGTTCCCCAATAAAGCACAGAATGCAGCCGCCATTGTCCAGCATCGCCCCAGTAATGTTGAAAATCTTCGGGGTAACAACGACCGCAATAGCCGAGCAAACCGTCTGATCAAGAGTCATCCGTTGCCATCCGTCAACGTGAACGTGGTTACAGTGACCGTCATGCCTTCTTCAAGGTCCACCACATTCAGGGTCATCGACACATTTCCGGACAACCCCAAGTCGCCTTGGGCATGGTGCGCTCCGTCACTCTTCACGAGTCGGAAATACGTGGCAAGACCAGCTTCGATGGCGACTCCGGACCACGTGCCCGTCTTGGACACCGCACCGTTCGACCCACTCGTCATCCAGTTGGATGGCAGGGTCATCTCACAGAGCAACGTCCCGGTCTCTACCGCCGCCACGTTGGTGGGAATAGTTCCGGACATGATCCGGAGCTTGGGAGACGTCCCAAGGGTCGTCTCAACCAGATTGACCCGTGCGTTCCGGAGCGTGTTACTGAACTGAAGTCTCGCCATCACCGTCTCCCCTGCTGACGCACGACTTCATGTTCCAGCCAGTCACGCATCGTCATGTTCAGAGCATCCGGATGGAGCGACACCACCATGTTGCCCCCGCCGCCACCTGTCGTGACCGCTGAGGCCCCACCATCGGTCATGACGACCCCGCCTGCGGCATACCGTCTGGGGATCACCGACCCTGCGGCAATTGATTGCAACGACACGACCCCACCCAGTGCAAAGGCGGGTGACAATCTACCGAGTCGAATACCTTCCAGAAGCGGCATCCACCGGGCGGCTTTGGCGGCTGGCATGATGTGCTCACCGGTTGACAGCATCGCCGGGACTGAATCGCTTGTTCCTGTGCCGGGGCCATCAACAACGCCGCCTTCAGCACCAAGAAAGGGGGTAGGTTGGACACCCGGAAGCCCCAATCCCCCCGACTTACCACCACCGCCACCACTAACCCCAAGCCACTTATCTAGGAACGAGAAATTGTTGAACAGTCTGGCGACGATGACTTGTGCGAGTTTCTTCGTAAAAATACTGACAATGGCATCTGAAATCGACGTGGCCATGTTCTTCCAGACTTCACCCGCATTCTTGAAGTCCGTCGTCATCGACGTCAACGCATCAGACAACGCCCCGACAGCGGTATCTTTGATCTCTTTGCTATACAGTTCCGACGAACCTGCCAACTCCTCATACGCCACATCGGTACTAGCGATAGCTTGCTCTGTCGCCAGCATTTCTTCCCTGAGCTTTCTCTGCTCTTCGGCCAACGTCTTGACAATATCCTCCTGACGCATTTCTGTCTGGGACAATTCCTCAAACCGCTTATTGAGTTCTCTGGGGGCCTTGGCTTGTTGCTCTTCCAGTGTCCTCACTTGAGATTCCCGACGTAGACGGTTCTCGGCCATCGCATCTTCGATACGAGCGTTATTCCGCCGTCTCAACTCGACTTCTGTAATGTCGCCTCGGCCTGCCGCCGCCCGATCTCTCGCCGCTCCGATATCCCGCTGCTGCTGATGCAGATCCAACTGCCCCTGAATGGCCGTCTCAATGGCGACTTCGGCTTGGTAGGCCCGTTCCCTTTCCTTACGATACGCTTCGGCCTCACCCGTGATGCGTTTCAGCGCCACCAACCGTTCGCCGTCTGCGGTGCCCAACTCGTTGTATTTTTTAAGCTCCTGCTCCAACTGAAGGTTCAATTGCTCTAAGGCTTCTGAGACACCACCATACTGGGCACGTTGACCAGCGATGGCTGTTCGAACTTCCAATCCCAGCACTCGACGCCGGTCTTCACGCGCAACATCGAGCTTGTACAGTTCTTCGGTTCTCCGTTGCTCGATGCGATGGGCTTCTTGTTCAGCCTCTCGGGTCGCCGCCGCAGCGGCAATTTTGGCCTTGGGATCTTCTTCAGCCGCTTCCAGCGCACGTCGCTTCAGAATTTCTTCTGAAGCCAACGCATATTCAGCCGCAAACCCTTTCTCAGCAATCTCAATCCGCTGATCGTAGTAATCATCCAGCGTGATGGCCTGCTCTTTCAGGCTCTGCTCTAAATTCGTCGTCGCCAGAGCATTCTGCGTACGAATCTCGTCTTGGGCACGACGTGCCGCTGCAATCTCCTCGTCGGCTCTCGCTGAAATTCTTTCTTTGCTCTCGGTCACAATGGGCGCACGAATGGCAACTCTAGTTTGCCGTGCCCCTAGTTGACCAAACTGCAAGGCTTGATTACCTAACCCACCCAACCCCGGAATAGCTCCACCAAGCGTTGTCTGCACCTCAGCCACTGATTCCTTCAGCAGAGTCAGATCCAACGGGGTATTGACCGCTTTCCCGAACTTCTCCATGCCCTCTTTAAGAGCCGTGATCGTCTCCGGTGGAATAATTTGACCCTTCTCCAGCGCATCTTGGGCCGACTTCACCAACCCCATGTATCCGCCGTATATCTTGTTGAAAGCGGCAGACACCCGTCCTTCCTGACGGAAGATATCCTCACCAAAGACAGCCTTCCGAGCATTGGTGAAGTCTTCCATGCTCTGAGCCGCCTCCGCATAGGTTCTCTTCATGCTGGCGAGAGCTTCTTCGTCGGCCTTCCGGGTCGGGTCGGTGATGGCTTTGGTCTTCAGCCGTGCTTCGTGCAGATCAATCTGCACAGCAAGACGTTCTCGTTCGACCGCAAGAGTCGCTTCAGCCGTAGCCAAATCTTCTGCTGACTTCTTCGGGTCAGTTCTCGTGCGAGTCACGTCGGTCGTCAGATTCTTCACCTTATCCACAAGGGCGTTGATGCCCGTCGCAGTCAAGGGAGCCTGCTGTTTCATTTCCTGTTGAAGACGCTGTTGAAGCTGAGTGACCTTCCTCCCAGCGTCCTCCATCTGCTGACCAATGACCAGTCGCTCTGCTTGATGTTCCTTGTCCTTGGGTAACGCTTCGAACTCACGGCGAAGGGCCTGCTGCTCCAACCGAGCTTGGGCAATCTCACTCACAATCGGAAGCGCCACTTCCTGCTTGTTCAGTGCCTCCACCTGATTTCGAAATTCTTGGAACAACTTAATGTCGTCCTGCAAGTCATGGACGAGCTTGAGGTTGTTCATCTTCCAGTTTTCGTAAATCTGGGTGAACATCGCGTTGCCACCCGTCGCTGCCTTGTACAGATCCGGTGTGAATTTTCCTCCAATCCCTGCGCCACCAGACAGCATCGGGTCCGACTTAATCAACCGTGAGGCTTGCTCAGCGGGAGTCGGCGGATTTTCCGCGAACTTAATCGCTTTGTAGATAATGTATCCGATAGCCGGAACCGCCAGTGTAATGAGCAACGTGCGCCACGCTGCCGCCAGTAGCTCAACAGCAAGGGCTGTGGTAGTCGCAGCCGTCCCTGTAGCGACGATACCCGCTGTGGCTGGCCCAGAGGTCGCTGCCACGGCTGTGTTCGCCTGAGCGACCTTGAGCAAGGCGAGAGCTTCTTCATTCGAAGCCGCTGCCAGCATCTTCTGGGCCGTCGCCATCGTGACCTGAGCCGTCCGCGTAGCGTCCAGAATCAACTTCAGACGGCTCAATGTCGCAGCGACTCCAGTCACCCACGCCCACACCGCTGCCGATCCCGAGATGGCGTACGACACCACCTTGAACTTGATGTACCACTCCACAAGCTCTGCAATCACGCCCAAATGCTCAACAATGGTGACCACAATCGTACTGATAGCACTGGCCACCATCTGAGCCGTGTCGGCCCACTCCTGAGCACGCTCCTTATTGGCAGAGAACTCCCGACTCAGGATGATCAACTTCTCAAACATCGCCGTGATTTCCGCGACGATGGCCGAGTAAGCCGGGAGCAACGAGTCACCCAACAACTGACGGTAGGTATCGGTATACCGTGTCAGGGACGTCAACTGCTTGCCGACGTCACCCATGGCACTGGAATAGGTGCCTTCCAACTGCTTGGCCTTCTCCAACACCTCCAGCATCAAGGCTTCCTGCATGTGTCGCTTTTGCAGGGCACCGGTAATCTCTCGATGGTTCTCCTTGTACTTCTGTTCTGCTAGATTACGGTCAATGACAATGCCCATCCACCGCAAACCCAGCGTGTCCAACTGCTGGATGTTCACGATCATTCGGGCAAACGTATCGGACGAGTTGACTCCGGAGATGACGGCCAGATCCTGAGCCGCCCGAGCCAAGGCTGGGGCGAACTTCAGATCCAGCTTCGCCTGCATGAACTGGGTCAAGGACTTTCGGCTTGACTCTGCCGTAATGCCCAATCGCTGAATCTGCTTGTCTACCTCGTCAATTTCCTCTGCCGTCATGCCAGCGTTCTGGGCCACGACGTGCAGCACCGTCCCCAAGACCTGCACACGAGCCGCTTCATCGGCCAAGCCCTTCAGGAAACGCACACTCTGAAGGCCCAAGAACCCTACGGTCATGAACCGCACAGCGGCCACGACCTTATTTACGGTTTTCTCAAGAGAGGCCAGACTGAGGTTGGCGACGTTGCCAGCCGCCCCCATGCTTTGGAGACCGGTTGTTGCTGCTGCCGCCGCCGCTGCGACGGCATTCGTGGCTTGGGCTGATTGGGTACCGACGCCAGACGCTCCACCCGCTGCGTTGGCTTGCGCTTGGAGCTTGGTCAGCGCAGCCGAAACTTGATTGACCTGAGCCAGAATAGACTGTAATCCCGCACCACTTTGCAGGATGTTGATCAGGACTTTCAGTTCCATCGCGGAGGAGCCGTTTGACATTACTCGTCTCCTTGCAGACTACCCAAGAACTCTTTGAACACCTTGTTGTCAGACCCCTGTGTATGTCGAACCGCCACGGTCAGGTCATACAACTGGCGACGTTGGCGAAGCAGAATCAGATCAAGATATACCTGCATCGCTCGTAGTGAGTAGTCCCAAATTTCTGCTGGCCGATGCCCATTGACGATCAGTATCTCTATTGAGGTTGCAATATCGTCGGAGAAGGAGTCAGCAGGTTCTTTTGCTCTTCTTTTTCGGATAGCCTTTGCAACAGCGTGGTCACCTCGGATAACAAGAGGGTCGCTTTTTTTTGATCAGGGATCGACGCCTTCCAGATTTCAGACAGTGCAATCAGTTGCACCGTCGCAGGCATCCGAGACTCCACAACCGGTGCTGAGTCGGGGTCATCCGATGCCAGCGCGATGATCTTGGCAACGATACCCGGTGCCGTCAACAGAAACGGCCCCAGTTCATCTGCGGACATTTTGCCTTCCATCCCTGCGGCATACAGCGGCAGGAACACTTCACGAGAGTCGATGAACAGGCCCACCATCTCGCGCAAACTCAGCGCACGCACCATGATCTGTTGATCATCGGAGATATCCACAGGTCGTGCGAGTTGTGCGAGGTCCGCTATCTTTACGGTCTGCTTGGCCATAACACTCCTTGTCGGCCTACGAATACGAAAGGGGGCAGGTGGACACTAGACCACCCACCCCCGTTGAACACGTGACGTCTAGTTGATCGCGTTGTCCGGAGCGAACTTCAGCTTCTTGATGCTGAAGTAGTTCGAACCCGCCAGTCGGGTGTCGTCCTTCAGAACCGAACCCTCGATCACGAACTGACCGAACGTGTCGGACAGCAGGGCGAGTTCCTTCAGCGGGTCGTTGCTGAAGCGGAACACGTCCACCACAACCGGGCTGTTCGACTCGATGGTGTTGAGACCTTCGAACCGCAGCCAGTTGTCGGTGATCGGACGGGTCATGGCCGAGACGAGGAACTGTTCGCCGTACTGATAAGTCGCTTCCAGATCCTCTCCTTCGGGGTCCACAGGTGAAGCCGGTGAGAACCCTGCGAAGTCCATCAGGATACCGTCGTTCATCATGATGGAACCCGCATCCGGATTCAGCTTGTAGTCCCACGGCACGGTGCCGTCCGTGTAGAGCGTCAACGTCGTTCCACCCTGCTTGAGCACCAAGGCACTCACGTCGATGTAGCGGAGCGACGTGACACGACCGGGGAAGCCCTTCAGTTCTTCGTCCGTCGCCGTGCCAGCCGGGATCATGATGTCATCACCACGAGTGGCTTCTGCGAGGTTCTTCGCGTTCCAGTTCTCCACGGTGATGGAGCACGTCACGTTGACTTCGGTCTGGAGTCGGGCGTCAGTGGCCCTCTGGCCGTCCTGTGACCCCTTGTGGTTGACGACGGTTGTGGCAATGCCCAACCGCATTTCCGGACAGTTGCCGATGGGTCGCAGCCCAATCGGGTTGCCCGTGATGGGGTCACGACGCCCCACCATGATTACGCCTTGGCCACTGAAGTACCAGTTGGCCGCATCAAAAGTGCTCATCTGAATCTCCTTCTTTTGAGTGGACGGCTAACTAGCGGCCAGCCTTGTTTCTACCCTTGAAGTTCAGGTTGCCACCGCTCTTGGTGCCCATGCCCTCAGCACCTTCCGGGGGTGACACTTCACCTTCTTCCGGTGGCGACACCACCGAACCTTCCGCCAAGAACTGGAACATGACTTCGTTGCTGTCGTCTCCGAAGCCCGTCCGCACCTTCACAGGAAGCGGCTCTGACGGACCCTTCCAGACGTCCATGTTGACGCCGGTCGTCAGTTCTTCCGGTGACACGAAGATGGTCGGCTCTTCGTAGCCATTGAACACGATCTTCGAATCCGGCCCGAAGCCCGTGCCACGGACGGTCAAGTTGAAGCTCTCGTCTCCGATGACGGCCTGTGCTGGCTCCAGCGAGGTAACTTCCAGCACGTACTCAGGCGGCGACTCCATGTGATCCAGCACGCCGAAGAGCAGCGGCATGGTGGCGGCACCCGGTGCCTTGTCGTACCAGAGCACCAAGAGCTTCTTCGCGGCCAGAGACACGCTGCTGACGAAGCCTGCGCTGCCTGCCGCCGTGCCGCCTGCGAAGGTGGCACCAGAGACGGTGACGGCGTTGCCGGTCTCAGTCAGGGTGTAGGCGTTGCCAGACGTTCCCGGCTGACGCACCTTGACGCGGACCACGTTCATGAGTGGCGGTGAGCCTGCACCAAGCTCCACTGACGCCGTCAGGGTGCTGTCCCCCGACATGATGACCTTGGCCAGCTTCGCGGCCATGTCCACGGGGTCAGAACCAGATGGGGTGATGTCGGTGGGAACGATGTTGGGGGGTGCGTTATAGCTGGGGTGAACCACCACGTCCTTGAACGTGTACGCCTTGCCGTTCACCGTCACCTTGTCGCCGTCTACGGCGGTGGCCAGACAGGTGATGGTGGCTTCAGCGTTTCGTCCTTTGATGGAGATGGTGTTCATCGCCACGTCCACCAAATCTGTCAGGTTGACGACGGCTCCGATGTGATCTTCCGGGTCCATCCCCGGCACCGCAACCACCGTGCCTGCCGCTGCTCCCGTCACGACAGACATTTTCATGCCTTGGAGTTCGGCAATCGCCTTGGGCAAGGCGTCGGGAATACCCGAGCCACCAAACCCAAGGTTCTGAACATTTACCATACTCATCAGCGTTCTCCTTTGAACCTGACAACCTACTCGGCTGCACTGGATACTGTGCCACTCGTTGCACTCAATTGCAAGAGCTTAATATCCCCGAAATCTTTCACCCACTGACGCAAAACAACCGGATTAGTCAAAACATACTTAACCTGTTGGTAGCGTGCGTACAAATCACCTTGAGGTCGCACGCTTTTCTTTCGGTGGTAACCATACCACCCGACATGTTGGGCATAGGGCACCAATGGCCACGCCACTGGAAGCCCTTCCAACACCCGGCAAAACACGCCATCCTGCTCACAATCCGTCTTCGACGGTGGGAATCTCGTCTTGCAGTAGGCTCGGAGATTACTGAAATACGCCACCTGACAGTGCGGCACGATCAGCCTGAGCATGTCACGCTGAAAACACACCCCCAATGACGCATAGTGCCCATACTGCGGCTCTTTGACGACGCCGATGCTGCACCCCAATGCCTGATCAGCATGCTGCTGACGGTGCCACAGGAAAAAGTCCGGATGCACCATCACGTCATCTTCAATCATGAAGACGTGCTCGGCCTTTGTATGGTAAGCATCCTTGAACGCCATCATCACATTAAAGCTGTTGCCATGAAACGTGTGCGGCTGGCGATAGATAACCCGAATAGATAGCTGTGGAAACTTCGCAATGACTTGTTCAATTTCATCCCGAGGTGGCATATGTCCAACGTGGGCATCGACATACACGACCGTCAAGACGTCCTTGGTGCCATGGCTCTTGGCGATGTGCTCCAGACAGAGCCACAGCATCTCCGGACGGTCAAACGTCGGGACAATCAAGAGGTCTTGCACAGCACGCCCACTCCCATCGGGGTCATGTCTTCATGAACGACCTGAGCGTCCACCGACTGGATGAAGTCACGATATACGGTGATCAACTCCGGATGCGACGGATGAGTCAAGTCATCGAACACCAGTAAGCCACCGGGCAGAAGCAGCTTCCAACAGTCTTCCAGATCCTCTCGGGCACCCACCGCACTGTGATCACCATCCACCGTGATCAGATCGAACTGCCCGATGTACTTCTTCAACAGGTCATGCGACGACCCGTTCAAGTACGTCACCGGGCGGGTATATTTCTTCTCCTGCAACAAGACTTCGATATGCGTCGGCCCACCGAATTGCTCTCCCCCATACTCGCCACCCCACGTATCACACAGGGCCAACCGGTTGGGGAATTGCTCTTTCAGGATAGTCGCCAGTGAATGCCCGTAGCAGACACCCACCTCTAAGTAGGCGGTAATCCTCCGCTGCTTGGCAATCGATTGCAAAATGTTGTGCAGAGCCAGATTATGGCCGTGATCAGTGAAAGTTAAGTCCATGACGACCTACCAACCCATCCAATGCGACATAAAAAGCCTTCTGGTCCTCTTCGTACTGGTCTCGTGCCGCCACCGCTAACATTTCCACTTCAAACTCAGACAACGCCGCCACATTCTTCACCGCATTGGCCACGTCCACCGACGACACCTGATGCAACGGAGCCGCGTGGTGTGGCTTCGTTCCGGTACTCGGGATTCGATATGACGGCACAATCTCGTTCATCGGTGGAGCGTCGGTCGTAATCAGCACTTGCCCGGTGCTCTGCGACTCATGCAGCACATGGCCATAGCCTTCGTAGGCAGACGGCATCACGTGGCAGAAATGCGAATTCATCAGGTGAATCAACTGCTGTTCAGACACCCGTCGAGCCGGGACGACATGCTCTCCAATCACCGTCAGCGGCACTCTCGCCAACTGACACCCCTGAATCACCGCATGAGTATTCTTGAATCTGGATTTGCCTGCGACGTGCAGGAATCTCCGTTCTTTTGGAATTCCCTCACGATACAAGTCTTTGGCAATCCATCCGAGGTACTGACATTTATCCCCCACTTTTGCTCGGAAAATCCGCTCACAATCATGGGTCTTCGCCAGCACCAAATCCCACTTATACCCGTCCCACCCAGCAAACCACCACTCAGGATGAGGCATCACCCAGTTCTTCGGAGCCGCCCTGAAGGCTTCAGGGGCGACCACCTCATCGAAGATATTCACATCGGCTGATGGGGCGAGTAAAGGATGGGCATTGAACTGCACTCCCTGCACCGAATGCCCACGAGCTTCCAGTGCCTGTTTCAGCAACTCATAATTGCGTTGCAGACCTACGCCGTTCGCTAGATTGCTGACGATATTAAACCGCATGGGAACGCCGGGGGTAACGCCGTAGGCGGCATCGGTCGGTAGCTGGTCTTGTTGAGAGACTTCTTACTGGTCTGGTAGTCGTGAACTCGGGCCACCATCATCTGTCCTGCGGGGGCTGTTGGTACGAAACGATGGGCTTCGCGCATGGCCTGCCGAAAGAACCGAATGTCTTCCCCAATCTGAATCGACATGAACGGATGGCTACGCCACCAGATCCTGCGGTAACACATCGACGTGCCCAGTGCGAACCGGGCCGGGGAGTGCGGCATGTGCCACTGGTACAGCTTCCCGTCACGCTCATCGTAGAACAGCATGTCGTGGTAGCCGGTCAGGACGCCGAACTCCCCCAACCGTGTGACCTGATCTGTCACCCTCTCCGGGGCACTCCAATCGTCGGAATCGAAGTGACAAATGTATTCGCCTCGGGACCAATTCGCACAGGCATTCCGCATGTCCCCCACCGTCAACTTCCCGAAAACCTTCGCATACCGAATGGTGGGATCGGCAGGAATCAACTTCTCGGTCCCATCATCTCCGTTGTCCACGATGACCAGTTCTTTGTGGGGATATGTCTGGGACTGATAACAACGAATAGCCTGCGGTATGAACGCCGCTCGGTTCTTCGTCGGCAGTATGCAGGAAACGAGCATGACTACTTACAAGCAGGATCGTAGAACGGATGGCGAGGTGGGGTGGTCGGACTGCCTTCAGAATGCACCATCTGGACAGGCAGGCTCCATCGCTGCACCCAACACACGGCTCCGGACCTAAGAGCCGCTGGGGCTTCCACCATAAAGTGCCAGAAGTGGTTGGTTACTGTGCTTCGCTGGCCAATGAACTGGAACCGCATGGCGTCCAGATACTCGATGGCTCGGACCTTCTTCTGAAGCGTGTTGTGAACTTCGTCGCCACGTTCCACCAACACTAGACCAAGCACAATCTCACCCGACATACCGACTCGGGCAGTGGGTCCACCTTCACTCATCGACCGCATGCCTTCGTAGACGATGCCCACGGCTGGATAGGACCGCACACCCTTCAGCACATCGAGTAGGTCGTTCTCATCGTAGGCAATGACCACCTTACCCGTCAGGTTGACCGGTGGGGCGTTCAATCGCAGCAACCGTGTGCTGGCTTCGTCCAGTACCTCAGTGAGCTTGCTCATCGTCTACCCGATCAACAATGGGATCGTCTGGCCGATCATCAATGAAGCAAGGTCCACACGTCTTACAAATCCCTACACCCGGATGATCACAGTCTGGATCACGCACCACATCAGTGCCGCCGCATGTCGTGCAAAATGCAATCATGGCGTCTGGCCTGCCTTCAACCCTTGAGCAATCCTTCGGATGATGACTCGCGCCATCAAGTCAAGGTCTTCATTGGCGAAACCTAAGAACACACGCGCTGGGAAGCCGATACCGAACTGATGCTTCTCCGCATACGAAAATCCTTGGGGCGACGTCACGTTCGTGCCGATGGCTCTCGTATGCTGGCTCTCCGCATACAACTGGATGCTACGAAACAGCTTGCCCGTATCGAACAGCGTCCCACCACCCCGTCCGCTTCGCGCTCTGCGGAGTGCCGCTTGAGAGACCGGCCACGTCGATCCATCCGGAGCTTGTTGAATCAAGAATCGAGCACGTAACCGGTTGTAAATGACGGCTGCACCTTCATCCAGAATCTTCACTGGATCAAGGGCGTCGGCCAGTCCCGCGATGGACTTCTCCAACGCAGGCTGTCCAGTGACAGTGACGGTCAGCAGCTTCATTTCTTTCGACGCTTCTTGATTTCCTTCGCCGCTTTCTCTTTGGTCGCCGTCGCAGGCGGTTCCACGATGCCTTCTGGTTTATCTCCGGGTAAAGGCGTCTCAGAAGACTTGGACTCCGACTCCGACGTCTTGGTGAGATTCTGATTCTTGGGTTGCATCAGATGGACCTGAACGTGAATCCCTGTGTCCGCATGTAGGGCTGGAGCAAGATGTTCGCATGGTCGGTCAGCGTCTTGTATTGATCTTTGGCTTGGGCACTTCGATTCGTGGTCTGCTGCGCGTTGAACACCATCGGGACCAGCGACATGATGGCTTCGTAGATGGGGTCAGGGATCGGCTCCATCGGTACGTAGTCTGGCTTCCAGTAAGCTGCGTTCGATGGTGGCGTGCCAATGGGTGGAACCGCAATACAGCGGTGCATCTTCCCCTGATACCCTGCGGTCTCATCCACTGCGTACTGCTTGTCGATCTGCCACTCATCAATATCCGTAGAGTCTGGGACTCGGGTGCCATCTTCGAACCCGGTGTCACACTGAATCCGAACGTAACTATCTGCGTAGGTCTCGGCATCCAGATACAGATAACCCCGTGGATAGTCAATCTTCATCAGGCCCGGATCGATGGTCGCATGCGGCATGAATGGTCCACCTTCATTGCTGTAGGAGACCACCTGTACCACATCCTGCCGAACCAATCCGCTGGGAATCTCCAGACGATACAGACCACCCGGAGCGATGCCAGAGAACGACTCCGAATCAATGAAGAAGCGACAGTCCTGCTTCTGACGACGCAGCTTACCGTCAATCACACGCTCGACGTGCAACTGGGCGGCTTGGATGCCTGAAGACACCACCTCTTCAATCCCAGCCAGATCCTTGCTGAGTTGCATTCGCAGGATCACATCCTGCACGTCCACGAACAGCGGCATGGCAGGGCGTTGCATGGCTAGACCGTGACGTCTCCACCTTCGTTCTTCAGAATGTCTTGAATCTCGTCATCACTCCCGATATCGATGCGCTTCGCAGCGGGAGGAACATTGATGGGTTCGCCGGGGACCGTCACCTGAACACCCGTCGCATCCATGATCTCGTTCTTCGGAGCCTGACGCGGCTTCGGTGCCTGATACAGCTTCCAGACGGGACGTCCGGTGTCCGTCTCGGCCAGCAACTTCATGGCGTCCACAGATCGGAAGCGGTAGGGCTTACCCTTCTCATACGTCTCGCCACCCCACGTGTACTGGGTGTAGAGCGCCAATTCCAACACGGTCGTCTGCGGCTGTGCCTGTGGTTGTGCCGCAGGTTCCGTCGCTGGCTTCGTCTCTGTCTTCAATGCCATTTCACCACTCCTTGGTCGAAGTATAGTGCAACTGATTGCAAAAACGAAGAAGGGAGCCGAAGCTCCCTCTCCGTCCGTGGCTGCTTGGTGATTCGTTACCGACTGCCCGTGATGCCCGTGTACTTCACCACCGCGTTGACTTCCTCGATGGCGAAGTCGATGCGGCAGGTCAGCACGACGATGAACACTCGGGCGCGAATGTCCTTGTCGTACTCGATCATGATGTTCCGCTGAATCCCGAAGATCAGGTTCATCGGATCGGTGAACAGGCCCTGCGGTCCCGGCATCAGGGCGACCGGGGTCACCTTGGAACCGTAGATGTAGACCGGCAGCAGGCCCTGCACCTGAGCGTCACCGAGTGCGGTCTGACGTGCGCCGTACTGGTCACGGATCTCGGTTTCGTTGTCCACCGACACGAAGTGGGACATGGCACTGCGGTTCCGCAGATACCGAGTCGGCATCGTTTTCAACGCCTGCTTGACCGCCGCCTTGTCGAACACGCCACCGACGTTGGTGACGTTCGCGGTGGCCAGCTTCAGGTAGCCGTCCTGAAGAGCCAGATAGGCGTCCGCAAGGTTCGCGGTGTCACCCTGAATGCCAAGCTCTTCCAGATCGAGTGCGGCTCGTTCCGCAAGCAGGTCCACCACGGTCTGGTGCAACCCACCCGCGCCGGTCTGCATCGGCACGTTGATGTTGCCCTTCTCGATGTTGTCCTCGATCACGTCGTAGGGCAGATGGACTTCAGCGATGACTTCTTTCGTCGCCAAGTTCACCTGTCCAAGATCCGGCTTCACGCGATCCGAGTCAGCCAGTGGTGTGGCGCTGACCGCAGGTCGCAGCACTCGGGAGCCGAAGCCGATCTTGTTGATCTTCATCTCCGGTGCGCCCATGGCGACAGTACGGATGGAAGCCAACAGGGTGGGCTGGTCAATGAGGGTGCGAATGAAGCGGTCGGTCTGCTCCGGATTTAGCTTGCCAGCCGTCGCCAGATCCGAAAGCGCCATATCCGCTTTTTGGATTACTTCCTGATTCGTCATGTCATCTCCTGTAACAACGTGTTGGTGGTGGATCTGGTCGTGCTACTTACGACGGCGCAGAAACGCGGTGTCGAAGTTACCCGTCCGAGGATCATCGTCCTTCTGGACACGCATCCGGGCGGGGCCTGCGGGACGATCTTCTGACACCACGGGAGCGACCACCGTCGCACCCAACTTCTCTCCCAGAGTGTCAGCTTTCTTCACCACGTCGTCAAGCACTTTCTTCTGGTTGCCCTGCTCGGTGACCACCGTCTCCAACTTTGTGGTCAGTGCAGTCAATTGCGCCGTGGTGGTGGTCTTCAGGTCGTTCAACGCGGCCAAGATGGCGTTGTCGTTCTTCTTGGCCTCTTCCTCTGGCGGCGGCTTCTGGTCGTCTTCCTCATCGACCGGAGCCATCTCAGATGGCGGGTGATCCTTGATGCGCTTCTTGCGGTCCTCTTCGGACTCCTTGATCACCTTCTTGGCCGGGTTGCCGGTCATCTTCTCGCCAGCCACTTTCTCTTCCTTCTTCGGCTCCTCTTTCACCGGCTCTTCCTTTGGCGCTTCGCAGGAGCACTTCTTGACGATCTCGGTGACAGCCTCGTCCAGATTGAACGCTTCCACCGGAAGCATGATCATCTGGTTCAGGTACTCGGCGTAGCTGGTCAGCGCAGCCTGAGCATGATCCTGTGGCGTGTCCGACTTGGAGACCTTCATGACCTCTTCGTGCAGGCCCTGTGAAGCCATCTTCAGGTCAGGGAAGAATCCGTGCTCGTCAATCTGGTCACCAATCCAACCAGAGGGTGTCTGGAAGTTGGCGACGGACACCAGCACTTGATCGCTCAGACGCACAAGCTGCACGTCTTTGGGCTGGTCCGTTTGCGCGAACACGAGCGTTTCGCCACCATCCGACTTCTGGACGCGATCCGTCCGGAAGCCGTGCTTCTCGATGGCATCCAGCACTTGTTTCGCGGCGGCTTCATCCTTCTGGGCGAAGACCACCACTGCCGACACAAACGGCTTCGGTGCCTCTCCGTCCGATTTGAACACTCGCGTCAGGTCAATCCCCATTTCGCTCTCCTTCTCACGCTTCAACACTCGGAACGGAATACGTGTGGCGGCTCGGTCCACCAGTGAAATGAATCGCACGTCCGCGTCACGCAACTGCTTCAGCTTGGTCCGAAAAATCGGCATAAGATTACCTCAAGATTCGGACATTGTCCACGCTTGAAAATCGATGACGGTGACCCTGAGTATCCTGCGTATGTGTCCCGGCCACGATGACATGTGAATGCCCGTTGACCACATCCGTCATTCCACCCTTGAACTCACCCTTGTCGTCATACGTGACGAAGAATTTGTGTTCGTGGTCTTCATTCTTACTGGTCAACCCAGTTACTACCGGGGGAATCTCAATCTCCACATCCATGTCGTGCCGGGTGACCAAGGCTTCCATACTAAACCCGTTGATTTCACCCTTCTTGATGGACGCCCACAGGGCAGGGTCTGGGATGTGGACACCGATGACCCACGAACCGGGCAGGAACCTCGTGTCGGAGTCGTCAGCCACAAAAGACTCAACAACACTCGACCCCTGCATCAATTTGTTGCCGTGCATCAAGTCAATCTGCCCCATCTTGCCGGAGCGAATAAACTCGTGCGCCATCTTGCGAATCTCGATAGCCGTCATGTATTCGCCCTGTGCATCAGGGCGGTTGGGTGCATAGACCTCACCCAACACAATCTGGAGTTCCGCCTCCTGTTTGACGACCAGTTTTCTCTCTGACATTTTACACCCCAATTGGGTTAGCAACTGATCCGTGATTGCAATCAGTTGCCAACCCTCTTGGCTTACTACTACTTCTTCACCGGCTGCACCGGAACCGGTGGCTTATCTCCACCGGGCTTCGTGGTGGCTTCAGGCGGTGACGTCTCGCCCTGTGGCGGCACGCCCAACAGCCAGCCGTAGGTCGGAGACCAGTACCACTGGTAACCGGCCAACGGACCCGGCTCACCAATGGGTTCGAACCCCGGTGCCTCTGGCGGCGATCCTCCACCCGGCCATCCACCACCCGGTGGCTGCGGCGGCTGCGGCCACGGATATCCCGCGATGGGATGCGACGGGAACGGCGGCAAGCCGTGATCCGGTCGTGGTTGCCAACCGCCAGCCCACGGTGGAAGCTGGATCGGGTGCGTCGGGAAGCCCGGTCCCGTTGACGGATACGGCGGCTGACCACCGGGGCCACCACTACCGGGCGGGTAGTAGATCGGGTGCTCCGGACGCGGTTGCCACCCCCCGGCCCACGGGGGCAACTGGATCGGATGTGTCGGAAATCCGGGTCCGGTGCTTGGATACGGCGGCTGACCTCCACCGGGTGGCCACACGCCACCGGGCGGTATCACAATCGGGTGGCTCGGAAATGGCGGCAGTCCTTGATCGGGTCTGGGTTGCCATCCACCCGCCCATGGCGGTAGCTGGATCGGGTGTGTGGGAAAACCCGGTCCTGTGCTCGGGTAAGGTGGCTGACCGGGCACCGATGGTTCATCGGTGAACGTCAGCATTCCAACAAACATGACAGGGCGTGTTGACATAACAGAACTTCTCCTCTACGTGGGTTACTTCTTTGGTCCCGGCCCCTTGGCTGGCTCGGCTGGCAACTGCGTGGGTTTTCCCGGTCCACCCGGTCCCGGTCCCTGCCCCGGCCTACCGGGTCCACCCGGTCCACCGGGACGTCCAACACCCGGTCTGCCGGGAAGTCCCTGATCCGGCTTGCCGGGTTTCGATGGTTCATCCGGTTCCTCGGGATCGACGGGTTCGGTCGGTGGATCGGTTTCGTCAGGATCGGTGGGCAATTGGCTCGGTGTATCAGTCATCGGTCGTCTCCTATGCTGGGGTTATCTGAAAAACTTGAGCACGGTGGCGTGATCCCACTTCTTCACACCCTGCGACGGAAGTCCATACTGCCTCGTCCACGCGACGGACTCATGATAGACCACGGACATCGGAAGATCCACTATCACGACGTCCATTTCCATATCATTGTCAAGGTTACCATCCTCGGCATCACGTCCGACTGCTGCGGCCCATGTATGGTGCCCATCGAGGACGTATCCATCCCGTGTGACCGTAATCTTCGCCTTCTTCGGGTCACGGTTTTTTGCCAGCATCATCCCGGCAACCTTGACCCCCTCCATCTCAGCTTGGCTGGCCTTGAGCTTACGCGCCAGCATCTTGCCGTTCGGATTGGATGAGATACCCGAGACCGCTAAGTGATCAAGGAAGGCTTTGGTCGCATCCACCTCTCCGTTCGTATCTCTCGGGAGCTTATCCGCAGGACTCCCCGGTACGGGAGTCTTCGACTTGAACTGCGGCATCTCAATGCGGGGGATGCCGTTAGGAAATTCTTCGGTCCTAATCTTCTGAGTGCAGAACAAACTCGCACCCTTGACAGTGATATTGCACGGGTCGAAGTTAGGTGCATCTCGGCCTAGCTTTTTGGCTCTAATCGCCATCTCGCCCAATTGCTTGAGCACCGTGTGGACAGACTTCGTGTCCTGAAGCTCGACGTTCTCACCCTTGAGAATGCGAATCACGCCTTCTTCGGCGGTCTTGACTTTATAGATCCGCTTGGCGGCTTGTCGCTCCAGTCGAGTCTGGGCGGCTTGTTGATCAGGGGAAAGCGTGCTTCGACCGAGAGACCCGAGTCCCTCTGTGGACCCTGACTCTCCACTCGATGAGAATTCACCACCACGTCCACTACCAGCCGGGACTCGTGGATGCTGACTCTCATTCCACTTGAGGACTTCAGTGAACATGACTAAGTGAATTTCAGGATGGATGCGTAATCAATCTTCTCGGCTTCTTGACGTTCTTTCCGCCGCTTAAATCGGCGGGTATCACGCGAGGAGTGCGGCCCCGG